ATGAGGCTTTTGCTGGAGGAACTGCGGCATGACGGCGAAAGCTCCAAGCAAGCCACGAGCGTCATCGACGAACTTGCCAACAAGCGCCGGTCCGCCGGCTGAGGCACTCCAGTTCCGGGCGTTCTGTTCTGAACTTCGGATCGACTCCAAACCGTTCGACCTCTACCCGGAGGAACTGGAGATCGTGGCGCCCTACTTCGATGGGGCCGAAGAGACAATCGTTATCCTGAGCAAGAAGAACGGCAAGTCCACCCTCATCGCGGCCCTGATTCTGTACCACCTGCTCTCAACCCCCGACGCGGAGTGCATCGTCGTCGCTACCTCGAGGGAGCAGGCCGAGATCATCCTTCGCCAGGCGCGTAAGTTCATTCGCAACACCCCCAGTCTTCAGCAGCACTTGAGGGTTCTACGCCGGGAAATCCTCTGTCTGGAGGACGAAGGGCGGGCTCGGGTGCTTGCTTCGGACGAAGACACCGCGGACGGCGTGCTTCCCACCCTTGCGATTGTGGACGAGTTGCACCGGCATAAGACTTCGGAGCTCTACGCCGTGCTCCGGCTTGCGGTAGGTACCACGGGCGGGCGGATGATCACGATTTCAACCGCGGGGTCGTCGATGGCCTCGCCGTTGGGGGAGAAGCGCACTCGAGCCTATGAGATGCCGGGGTTCGTTCGGGACAGGGAACGGCGGTTCAGCTACGCCCGGAGCGAAGATCGGTCGTTTGCGTTCGTGGAATGGTGCCTGAACAACGATGATGACCCCCAAGACCTATCCCTGGTCAAGCTGGTCAACCCGGCGCCGTGGAAGACGCTCGAGTTGCTTACGAAGGAGCGGGACGCGATCACGCCGTGGCAGTGGCTCCGCTTCGGATGCGGGGTATGGACGGAGGGCGAAGACCCCTGGCTAGAGCCCGAAGCGTGGGATGCGTGCGCGGATCCGGGTTTGCAGCTCATCCCCGGCGAAGACGTGTGGCTGGGCATCGACCTTGGCGTAAAGCACGACTCCACGGGGATTGCGATTGTCTGCCGGCGAGAAGACAAGCTTGGTGTGGTTGCTCAGATCATGACGCCCCCGCACAAGGGGAAGCTACCAATCGGGGACATGGAGCAGGCCATCCGGGATATCGCGAAGGAATACAACGTAGTGACGTGCGCGTATGACCCGTGGAGGTTCGATCGCTCTTCGGAGATTCTCGACGCCGAAGGGTTGTCGATGGAAGAGTTCCCCCAATCCCCGGAGCGAACCTCGGTTGGGTCCGAAACGCTCTACCGGCTCATCACGCAGGGGGAGTTGATTCACAACGGCGATCCCCAACTGCGGGCGCACGTCATGGCGGGACGAAAGAAGGAAACCGAACGAGGGTGGCGGCTGGTGAAGGATCCCAAAGACCCACGCCCCATTGACGCGCTCATGGCGATGATGATGGCAACGGCTCTTGCGGCTGATTCTGCGGGCGAACCGGAGTTTGCGTTCGTCTAGTCCTAGACTCCACGCTTGAAATGAGCGTGTGGGATTCAAAGACGACTGGCGTGCCCTCTTCCACCCCGAAGCGCAAGAGCGAAGCGGGAACCCCTATTCCCTGAATCAGTTGGCCTCGGACATCCTCATGTCCTTTGACGGGACGGTTTACCCCCTCGGTGGGATGCAACAGACGCTCAAGGGCCATTCGGAATCGATTCAGACCGATTTCGTCGGACTGGTGCAGGGTGCGTACAAAGCAAACGGGATTGTCTTCGCCGCGGAGCTCGCACGTCAATCGCTGTTCAGTGAGGCTCGTTTCCAGTTCAGGCGTATCGTCCGCGGTGTTCCGGGTGATCTCTACGGCACGGAGGCGCTTTCACCGCTGCAAACCCCCTGGCCGACCGGCACAACGGGCGACTTGCTCACCCGAGCCCTGGCCGATGCCGATTTCGCGGGTACGGCGTTCAACGTCGGGATGGGTGGCGGAATCCGCCGACTGCGGCCGGACTGGGTAGACATCGTTCTTGGCAAGCAGGGTGAGCCCGAAATCCAGGCCGGTGACGTGGATGTGGACGTGTTGGGGATCATCTACTACCCCGGAGGCCGTCACTCGGGCCGAGAGTCCGAAATCTTCCTGCGGGAACAGGTTTCCATCTTCGCGCCGATCCCAGACCCGCTTGCCACGTTCAAGGGGATTCCCTGGCTTACCGCGGTACTGCGGGACATTCAAGCCGACCAAGCCGCCAACTCCCACAAGCAATCGCTGTTTGAGAACGGCGCCACCCCCAATATGCTCGTGAAGCTCGATACCAAGGGCGACGACTTCGCCAAGTTCGTCAAGCTGTTCAAGGAATCCCACGAGGGCTCGAGCAACGCCTACAAAACGCTCTTCGTGAACGCGGCAACCGAAGTCTCCACGATCGGCGCGAACCTCCAGCAGTTGGACTACCGGGAGGTAATCGGCGCCGGGGAAGTCCGAATCGCGGCCGCATCCGGCATCCACCCCGCGATTCTGGGTCTATCGGACTCCCTTGACGGTTCAACACTCAACACGGGCAACTTCAACGCCGCCCGCCGGCTGACTGCGGACAAAACCCTTCGCCCGCTGTGGAGAAGTTTCTGCGCGTCCATCGCCCCGCTAATCCGGGTTCCTTCGGATTCCGAGCTTTGGTACGACGAACGGGATATCGCATTCCTGCGGGAAGACCTCAAGGACGCCGCGGAGATCCAGCAGCTACAGGCCAACACCCTCAAGGCGCTGATTGACGCCGGATTCGACCCTGATTCGGCAGTGGCCGCAGTCAATAGCGGGGACTTCGCGAGGTTGGCGCATACGGGCCTGTTCTCGGTGCAGCTCCAGCCCCCCGGAACAATGGCCCCCTCATTGGGCAATCCAATCCTAGACGTGAAAGGTGAACTCAACCCGTGACGAATGACCTGTTGCGCGACAACTTGCTACGTGTCGTTGCCCCCGCCGACCTCGAGTTGAGGGAGGAGGGCGAAGGCCCGCCCGTGATGTTCGGCCACTTCACTCCAATCGGCCAGTGGGCCGAGATTCATTCGGAGCGCGAAGGCCATTTCATGGAACGAACCGCCGAAGGGGTCTTTGACGAGTCCTTTGAGCGGTCCACTCCGCGGGTGTTGTTCCAACATGGTCGCGATCCCTCGGTTGGGGAGCAGATTCTTGGTATCCCCGCGGTGCTGCGCTCGGACGCTTACGCGGAAGTCCCGTTGTTCAGGGGCGTTCCCGAGCTGATTGTGGAGGGGCTTAGGGCCAAAGCCTACGGGCAGTCCTACCGATTCAACGTTGGGCACGATGAAGTGGACTGGAAACCCGACAAGTCGGATTTCAACCCCAACGGAATCCCCCAAAGAACGATCACGAAGGCGACCGTCTACGAGTTCGGCCCCGTGACCTTCCCCGCATACGCGGACACGGTTGCGGGCGTCCGAAGCATCACCGACTGGTACAGAAGTCCCACCTTCCAGGTCGAGCTAGAAGAGCTCGCCCGAGAGCGTCCAGGGGAGCTAGCGCGGCGCATCGCACGAGTTCTCACCGCCGACGAAGACAAGAAGCCCGCTGAGGCCAAGCCTCAGGATGCGCCGGCCGCAGTCCGCTTTCGCACAAGAGAGGACTTCCTGCAATGGATGTCTCAGAGCTGAACGAGCTTCGCACCATTGAGGAGCTCGCTAACGCCCAGAAGGGCGTGAAGGGCGAGATCGTCTCGCTCGATGAGGAGTTCTCCGGCCTCCCCTTCCCATCCGCTGAGCGGGAGAGGTACGCGGCCCTTGTTGAAACCAACAAGGAGATTGACAGCCGCCTGGACGAACTCGACAAGCGCAAGAAGATCACCGAAGCACTGGCCCGCGACGACCGCCACCTGGACAAGCCGTTTTCGGCGGACTCCTCGAGGCTGAACGAGCGGACCTCGGTGAAGGAACGCGACATCTACGACACATCATCGGTTCGGATCGACCCCGACAACCCCGCGCAGGGGCGCAGGGAGTACCGCGACCGGGCCATGCGTGCCGTCGAGATCGCGCACTTCCCGGAGGGCACCTCCCGTTCGGACGCTCAGGAGCGCATCGGGCGCTTGCTGGACGAGTACGACACCCCGGACGGGCAGCTTGCGCGGCGGATCCTCAAGACAGGTTCCCCGCAGTACCGCGCGGCCTTCCGCAAGTGGATGCAGGGTTCCCCGATGACGAACGAGGAGCAGCGTGCTTTCTCGCTCGGCACCACGGGTATCCCGCTTACGTTCACTCTTGACCCGACGATCATCCCCGTTTCGGCCTCAGTGGTGAACCCGCTGCGGGCCATCTCGAACGTGGAGTCGATCGTCGGTTCCAACGAGTGGCGGGGCGTCACGGCCGCTGCGATCACCGCATCGCGTGCCGCTGAGGCCGCGGTTACCACGGACAACACCCCGACGCTCGCCCAGCCGGCGATCGTCTGCTCGCGAGTGCAGGCGTTCGTTCCGTTCTCGGTCGAGGCTGAGGGTGACTGGACCGGCATGGATGCCGCCCTTGCCCGTCTCTTCGCGGACGCGAAGGACGACGAAGAGGCTACGGCGTTCTTCTCCGGTAACGGCACGCCGCCAAACCCGTTCGGCCTGTCAACAGGGGTCACCGGCACCACGGCCCTTTCGACCGGTCTTACGGTCACCGCGGCGAACCTGTACGCGATTGAAGCCGCTCTTGCTCCCCGCTTCCGCCCCCGTGCGCAGTGGGTTGCAAACCGAGCGGTTTACAACATCATCCGAGCCCTGGACACCGCAGGCGGCGCGCAGTTGTGGCTCCGCATCGGTGAGGGCATGGCGAACTCGCCCGCTGCGGATGGCGGGAACGGGAACACCGGGCTTCGCTTGCTCGGCTACCCCGTGAACGAGCTCTCCACCGCACCAGCAACGATTGTGAACGGCGTGAAGGACATCTTCCTTGGTGACTTCTCCATGTTCAAGATCATTGACCGGGTTGGAATGAACATCGAGTTGATTTCCAACCTGACGCAGCAGGCCACCGCCGGTACCGGGTTCGGTTTCCCGACTGGTCAGCGTGGGCTG